CATTACTTTTATAGGCCAGCTAGCCTTACGGCTGGCGCTGACTCTGGCACAACTTGGCTAAGTACAAATGCGTATGTTGCTCTGCTATATGGCTCTCTTATTGAAGCATATACATTTATGAAGGGTGAAGCAGATTTAGTACAAAATTACACTCAAAGGTTTACTGAAGCGATGTCTCGTGTCAAAAACTTTGGTGAGTCTCAAGAAGTTACAGATGCTTATCGCACTGGATTGATATTAAGAGAGAAAACATGATACCTAGTATGAATATTGGCCTACCTGAAGATTATAAAGTAGAGGTTCACACCTCTAATGGAAGAGGCTTTAACCCTGAAGAAATTGCAGAGCGATGCGCAGATAAGATTCTTTCTGTTTCTGATAGCGCACATCCTGCAATTCAACAGCAAGCACACGCCTTCAGACAGCGTATAGTAAAACTAATAGAGTTTTATCTAGCTGATGCTGTGCAAAATGACAGAACTACTGTATATAACGCATTAACCGATGCAGGACATCCAGAACTTGCATCACTTATAAGGAGATTGTGACATGGCCTTTAATGGTAACTTCATGTGTACGAGCTTTAAGAAAGAGCTTCTTGAGGCCAAACACAACTTTTTGAATAGCGGAGGAAGCACTTTTCAGCTTGCTCTGTACACGAACAGTGCAACATTTACTGCGGCAACCACTGCATACACTACAAGTAATGAGATTAGCAACACTGCTGGTAGTGCATACTCTGCCAAAGGTAATACCTTAACACGAGTTGACCCTTCAACTTCTGGAACTACTGCACTAACAGACTTTGCAGATAGCTCTTGGTCTTCAGCTAGCTTTACGGCACGCGGCGCTTTAATATTTAATGACTCTGCGTCAGGTGATCCAACAGTTTTAGTTTTAGATTTTGGTGCTGATAAAACAGCCAGTAATGGTACATTTTCTGTAGTATTTCCAACGGCAGATGCAAGCAATGCGATTATTAGGATAGCCTAATGACTGATGTTGTTGTCGCCTTTTTAGGGTGGAACTCTTCTAGTCAAGGCTGGAATGGTGGCACTTGGGGCAACGACGTAGCATTGCCCGGATCAACCGCTTCTGTAGGTTCAGTTACAGTTGTTGGTACTGCTGTACAGCCCGTGACAGGATTAACCTCGACAGGTTCGGTAGGATCGGTTACTGTTACGGGAACAGCTAGTGTAGCGGTAACGGGGATTGCAGCCACAGGCTCTCCCGGTGCAGCTACGGTAGTAGGAACGGCAAACCTAACATTAACTGGTGTTGCTGGTACAGGGCAAGTTGGAGATGTTTCCTCACTTGTCACAGGCGATGCCAATGTGGATGTCACGGGGTTATCCGCTACGGCAAGCGTTACACCAACTCAGGTTTTGGTGTGGAGCGATATTGTTCCTGATCAAAATCCGAATTATAATGAAATTACTCCTCCCTCCTCTTCTTCTTGGAGTGAGATTGCAGCATAGGATAATAAAATGGCTAGTACATATGTAAATGACCTAAGACTAGAAGAAATAGGTACAGGCGAACAGTCGGGTACTTGGGGCGATACAACAAACACAAACTTAGAACTTATTGCGGAAGCGTTTTCTTTTGGCACAGAAGCCATAACAACAAACGCTGACACGCACACCACTACAATTGCGGATGGGGCAACGGACCCCGGACGTTCAATGTTCTTGAAATACACAGGAACTTTAGACTCTGCTTGTACAATTACAATAGGGCCGAACACGGTCAGCAAGCTGTGGTTTATTGAGAACGGAACCTCTGGGTCGCAGAATATTATTATATCTCAAGGGTCTGGGGCTAATATTACAATCCCACCGGGCGATACTAAAGCTATTTATTCTGACGGCGCAGGCTCTGGCGCGGCAATGGTCGATGCTTTTGCCTCATTAAATGTTGGTTCTTTTACATCTGAAGGTGCTTCTACAATAACAACTGCTGATAACCTTGCACAGCTAACACTTACCTCTACTGATGCCGATGCATCCTCTGGTCCACAGATGTCTTTGTATAGAAATTCATCTAGTCCTGCTGATAATGATTTTATCGGCAGAATTCAAATGATTGGTAGAAATGATAATAGTCAAGACTTTGTTGGTGTTGACATGATTGGAAGAATTAAAGACGCAAGTGATGGTACAGAAGATTCTGAATTTAGATTAGCAACGATTATTGATGGTACGGCTAGTACAGTTTTTAAAATTACGCCAACTCAAATTATATTTAACGAAGACAATGCTGACCTAGACTTCCTTGTTGAGTCTGACACAAAACCTAATGCTTTTTCCCTTAACGGTGCTACAGGTTCTGTTGGTTTTAATGTATTAGACGGTGACGTTACAGGTGATGCAACTGCCGCAAGACAATATGTGAGTATTATTGGAACAGCCAACAGAGGTAGGCTTAACATTGGCTCTACAGCATCAAACGGTGCAGATGCAGGGACTTTAGCATTTACTAATGGTGCAAATACTCTTGTAAGTTTTAGCGTTGATACGACTTCTGGCGTACAAAACACTGGAACATTAAATGTACTTGGCACTAGGTCAATAAAAATCCAAGCAGCAGCTACTGATGAAGTTGTGTTTAACGAAAGTGGTCTTGATGTAGACTTCCGCGTTGAGAGTGACGATAATACTAATATGCTGTATGTCGATGCAGCTAATGATGGTGTGGCTATCGGAACCGCTACAGTTGATGGTGGTCCTCTTACTGTTCAAACAGGAAATACTCACCCAACAGCAGCAACATTTCAAAGCACAGGAACTACTCAGTTATTCTTAAAAGACACTGACGCAGCCACTGATAACAAATACTGGGGTTTTCAAGTTTCTGGTGGTTCTCTTAATATTATAACTTGCGATGATGACAAGGCAGGTGGCTTTGTTACACCATTGGAGTTCAACCAAACTGATATTAAAATAGGTACTGGTGCTGATCTTATTACAAACACAGCTAGTGGAACCACAAATACTCGTATCGGAACAAACGCAGGAGACAGCATCGTTGCCTCTAATGCAGGACTAAACAATGTTCTAATCGGAGTAAACGCAGGTACGGCACTAGACTCAGGTGACTCAAATATTGCCATTGGCTATCATGCGTTAAAAACAGAAGATGATCATGCAAACAACATAGCTATTGGTGCAATGGCATTAGAAAATCAAGATGCTGGTGCTGATGGTTATAACGTAGCTGTTGGCTATAATGCTGGAAATGACATTACAGACGGTATTCGCAACGTAATTAT